GTGCCAGCGGGAGGAACTGCAGCAGCAGCCGGTGCTGGCGGATTGGCGTCAGCAGCGGGTGCAGCCGGGGCTGCGGCGGGCGGGGCGAGCTTGATGTCGGCTGCGGCAGGCATGGTCTTCGTCGCAACGCTAGTGCGATTATCACAACATTACGAGAACAATCTTAGAAGTTTGCGGAATCCGCAACCCGTCAGGGGTCGTCGGCCTCGTCGTCGCCGTTGGTCGCCAGCGCATAGCGCACCGCCTGCTCGGTGGCGTCGTCGGCTGCGCGCTCCTGGCGCATGAGATCCAGCGCGTCGACGTTGGCTACGCCGATCTCGGCCTTGAGCTCCAACGCGATGGACCGTTTTCCCTCATAAAACGCAGAGGTATCGGCATGTCCTTCGCGGAATGTCTGATGGTACAGGCCGCACTGCTCGGTGAGCAGCCGCCACAGCACGCGCCGACCCGCCGGCAGATCGAGCACGGCACGCAGGTCGAGCACGCGATTCTCGGCGAGCATCGCCTCCAGATCCTCAGCCCGCTTGACCTGTCGCAGGTTGGAAGCGTCACGCACCAGCGGCCGCTCGGTCTTGACCCGCTTCATTGCCTCGGTGCCAGACCACGCAGGAGGCCGGTGAGGGCATTGTCACCGCCGGTGTCAGCGGCAGCGAGATCCTTGGCAGCGCCAGCAGCTTCGCGCATCTGCTCGGCGGCGGCCTGCTGCTGTGCCTGCTTCTCCCGATCCGAGCGAATCGTGGCGACCTTCTCGTCGGAGCGCAGGATGCGCGGCGAGACGCCCAGCTTGTCGCCGTACTCGTCGATGGCCTGGTCGAGGTCGATCTTGTCGACGATGTCGGGCTTGAATGGCGCGACCTGGGCCACCATCTGCACCAGCGACTCGACACCACCGATGCCCACCATGCGCTGGGCCTGGGCCAGGGTGTTCAAGTACTCCACCTTGAGGTCTTGATCGTGCAGTTCCTCGGGGGCAGGCGGCATCAGATCGCGGGCCAGCATTTCCTCGAAGATGATGTCGACGAGGGGATTGAGCAGTTCGCTGTCGGTGCGCTGGAGCGCCGGCCCGAGCATGATGAGCTTTTCCTCGTGGCGCTCGATTACCTCGCGGGCAGTGATTTCCCGGCGGTCGCTCATCGCCAGCATGAGGAACAGATCTTCGTAGAACGCGCGCGACACCGCCTTCTCGGTCTCACCGATGTCCTGGCGCAGTTCGCCAACCCGTGGGTCGACCTGGTGCAACGCGCTCACCGTGGGCCGACCATCGCGGAAGGTGGCGAAGGTGACGCCGCCAGGGATGCCCGACACCGTCGCGTTGCGCATCTCGGGGCCCGCCACCAGCGGCGGGTCGATCATCTTCTTCACCGCCTTCGCCTTGTCCTTCACCATGCTTTGCAGCATCTTGATGTCAGGCAGGGCGTCCTGTCCAGGGCAGCCGCCATACACGTCGTCGCCGTCGACCTCCCAGCGCGGGCAGAGGATGGGGAAGCGGTCGAAACCGGATTCCCGCAGGAAGCGGTCGCCGTTGCCGGCTGCCTCGTAATAGCACGACGAATAGCGCTTGTGCTTGGCGACCGGACTGCCCGGCCGATAATCCCGGTTCGGTGCGATGATGTGGCACACCTCGACCCACGCCTCATAGGTTCCACGGTCGTAGAGGTTGCGCGACGTCTGGCTCAGGGCCTTGGCGCCGAACTCCTCAACCAACTGGCGAATGGTCATCGAGTAGTGCCGCACGCAGGTATCGACCACCCCGCGAGCGTTGGCGCTCAGGGCGTACGACCCAATGGGCAGCGTCGAGCCGCGCACGATGCTCTCGGCATCACGCACCACCGGCATGGCGGCGGTGCCGAACACACCCATATCACCCCAGGTGACGTGCAGCGTGTTGTAGAGGTTCGACTTGCGGAAGATGTCGAGCATCCGCGTTTCGGCGGTGTAGAGCCAATCCTTGACCGGCCCGAACTCGGCGAGGTCAGGGTCGGCCGTGGTCAGTCGCAGCCAAGGCCGCGCCTGGCTGGCAATGTTCGACTGCATGCCGCTCTGGAGGGTGCGCGCCGCCATCGAGGCGGTGCCGTTGACGATCTTGCTGCGCCGCTTCTCGCCCCGGTTGCGGTCGCTGATGAGGAAACGCCCACGGTTCGGCTTGATGTAGTCGGCGAGATCCTGCCAATGGGGAATCCAACTGGCCCGCTCGGCTTCCAGTTGGCCCCGCAGGGCTTCGCACCGCTTGAGCTTGGACTCGTCGGCCATGGCTCAGGAACCCAACAGGGTCTTGGACGAACTCGCGGGCTCGCCGGTCAGCCCGAGCGGTCCGGTCAACAGGGTGTCCTGGCGTCCGGTTGCAGCGGCCTGCCGGCGCTTGCGCTGCTTGTCGATGGCCGACTTGTCGACCTCGGGGCCAGTATCGGGCGCAATCTCCGCAGGCATCTTGGCCCCGGGGATCTTCGGCTTCTGGGTCGCCGAGTAGACGGAGACGCCAGCGCCGACGACGGCAGAGATAGCGACTGCGGAAACAGCCATAGGTGCCCTTACTCGTCGAGACGACGGGCAAAGATGAGATCGACCAGTTTGTAGCCCATACGCTCCAGCATCGGACCGAAGTTATGCGCCGCCTTGACGTGCTGATAGACGGCCTGCACACCCTCTTTCTTCAATTGTTCATCAGCATACTTGATCAACCGCATGCCGATGGAGCCCTTACGTAGATCCTTTCGTAGAAACAGAACATCTTGCGACGCCTGGATGGATTGCCGATAATGCATGTTCGGCCGCACGAAATAAACGCAGTACCCAACGAGTTCCCAGGCCGCGTTCCGCACGGTGTAGCACCGCGACATACCAGCGTCCTCAATCTTCCGGTAGGTCTCGATATCCGGATCAAGCTCGATGTCCTGGTAGTGCGCGATCTCGCGCCAGTGCTCCGTGAGCAACGGCATCGCCTCGGGCCATAGATCCTGGATACGCTCCACCTGAAAGGTCGGGGATGGGGTGTCCATATCGCCAGTATTGCGATTTTCACAACGTCCGCAACGCTTTGCGGAAAACGCAAGAAATAAATCATCGCTATGTTGCTATTTCCACAATACCGTTGCGACAACGCGAGGAGCCCGTATGGCCGAGATTCCCTACACCAAGACGGTTATCAGCCCCGGCCCAGTGTTGATCACCTGGGCGAATCTCGGCAACGGTGACACCGGCCAAGAGCTCGACGGGCTGATCGAGTTCGCCGACCGCACCATCGAAGTCGCTTTCGCTGGCGCCGGCTCGGTCTCCATCAAGGGGCGCCTCGCTGACGCATCCTTCAAGACGCTCACCGATCCCCAGGGCAACGACCTCACCTTGACCACGGACAAGGTCGAGGCGGTGACCGAACTGGTGCGCTACCTGCGCCCAGAAGCCAGTGGCGTCGGCGTGAGCGTCACCGTCCACCTACTGCTCCGGAGGCCGTGACATGATCACCATGAACAAACAAGCCCGCTCCATCCTCAAGGGTCTCCTCGACACCTTCGACGCCATCGACCAGGTCAACGGGCTGGAGCAGCGCGAGGCCCAACTCAACGCCAGCATTGCCACGTTGACCGCGCAGGAAGATGCCGAGACCAAGCGAATCGCCGAGCGACGCGAGGAAGCACAGCGCCTACTCGACGACGCCGCTGCGGAACTGGCACAGGCCAAGGCCAAGGCTGAGCAGATCGTTGCCCAGGCTGACGCCAACGCCCAGAAGATCACCGATGCAGCGCAGGCCGCAGCCGCCAAGGCCAAGGCCAGCGAGAACGCCAGCGAGGCGGCCGAGCGTCGGGCGAAAAAGAATCTCGCCGAGCTCGGCACCAGCATCGCCACCGCCCAGCAGAACCTCGCCGCCATCAACCTCAAGATCGAGGCCGCCAAGGCTGACGCCCGCGCACGCTTCGGGGGCTGATCCATGCCCAGTGTCGGCAACATCGGCACAGCCACCATCGACTTCGGCGCGACACCCTCGAACGAAGCCAGCGTTGCCGTCAGCGGTCAAACCGAGATCACCGCCACCGCCTTCATCGAGGCATGGTTCATGGCACGCAGCACTGTCGACAACGACGCTGACGCCCACAAGCAGGCCGCTGTGGTGATGCGCTTGGTGGCCAGCGAACCGACGGCCGGGGTTGGATTCACGATCACCGCCTACTGCCTGCACGGGCTGGCAACTGGCACATTCAAGGTCGAATGGACCTGGAGCGACTGACATGAGTTTCATGCAAAAGCTGATCGGCTGGGTGTCCGGCAACGGTATGGAGGTCAATGCCTCCAACGAGGGTCTGGTTGTCACCGATGAGGCCCGCGCAGGCGTGGCGATGTTCAGCGAGAACGATGCCGGCGCCATCCTCGGCGTCCGTCGCGTACTGAGCCCGGAAACCTCCCAGGACTACCGCCTTCGGGTTGGCGTCGACACCATCCTATTCGATGAGACCTTTAACTCGCTGACGCAAAACACGTCGCTGTGGTCATACACGCTGGCAACCTTGACCGCTTCTCTGCCTGGCGCCGGCACGCTCAACTTCAGCACGGTGCAGGGGACGACCAGCGCGCACGGCGCTTTCATGCGCACCTTCCAATACTTTCCGCTGATCGGCACCGCGCCGCTGGCCGTGGAAATCACCTTCGGTCAGTTCACTGCCGCCCTCGTGGCTGGCGAGGTGTGGCTTGCCGGCCTTGGCATTCCCACCGCAGCCGTCACGGAAACCACGGATGGCGTATTCCTGCGCGTCACCTCGGCGGGAATCATCGGAGAAATCCGCTACAACGGCGTGGCGACCCAGACCGGAACCCTGGAACTGCTGTCTGCTCTCGCCCTCGGTGAGCTTCATAAATTTGTGATCGTCGTAGGTCAGCGGGAAGTGCAATTCTGGCATCATGATGACCTGATGGGGACGCTGGACATCCCCATCGCCAATGGTCAGCCGTGCATCGCCGGCTCGCTGCCGTTCTTCATGATGAAATACAACACGGGCGCGGTGTCGAACACCAACACCATGCGCGTGTCGAACGTGACCATCAGCCTGATGGATCTCCAATCCGCCAAGCCATGGGCGCACCAGTTGGCGACCCAGGGCCGCATGGCCTACCAGGGCCAGAACGGCGGCACGATGGGCACGAGCGCCCTGCTGCCGAACGCGACCGGCGCGACGACCGTTACGGGCGGTGCCCTGTCGCAGACGGTGGCAATCGCCACCGGCCTCGGCGGGCAAGCCGGCATCCAGGCGGCGGCGGCTGGCATCGACGGGTGCGTAACCGCGTTCCAGAACCCTGCGCCAACCATCAACATCACGGGCCGCAATCTCATCATCACCGGTATCCGCATCGACTCGGTGAACATCGGCGCCGCAGTGGCCACCACCGCCACCGTCCTCCAGTGGTCTCTCGCCTTCGGTGCCACCGGCGGCGCGATCCCGTCCCTGGCGCAAGCCGAGACCGGCAGCTTCGTGACCGCCACCGCCAAGGCGTGGCGCCGCATCGCGCTCGGCCTGCAATCGTGGGTGGTCGGCGCGGCCATTGGCGCACCTGCCGAGCAAATCACCGTCATGTTTGACAGCCCCATCGTCGTGCATCCTGGGCAGTGGGTCGCCGCTGTGGCCAAGTTCATCGTCGGCACCGCGACAGCTTCGCAGGTTCAGTGGTGCACCATCACCTTCGACGCGCACTACGAATGAGCCTCCTTATCCGTCGCCGGCTCACTATCTGGCAGAGCCTTAGCAATGGCGCATGGGCGTGGCTGACGCTTGGCCGTCGTCGCGGCCGGCGCTGATCACTCGTCGTCGGATTCGGTGATGTAGCGCCCCACCTGGTGCGCCACGGGCCGGCCATTCCGGTCCCTCGGACGTGGCTGCACCGCTACAGCGAAGGTGCAGGCGAGGGCGTCGGCCTTGTCAGGCGAGAACCCCAGCCGCGCCTTGATTTGATCCTTCGGTTCCAGGGCCAGTTTGCCACCGACGAAAGTGTAGGTCGGGGCGGTGAGCTCGCGCACCAGTTCGGGGTCGTTGGGCAGGCAGCCCCCTCGCTTCACCCACTCGGCCATGTCCCACCACATCTCGGTGCGCTTGTTGGCGAAGCGGGAATCGTCGGCCTTGCCGCCGAACTGCACCTCAATGGGCGAGCGACCACCGGCCACCAGGTTGTCGATCACGCCGGCGCCGTAGCCACCCGTGCCGTCGACCATGACCGCATCGGCACCCCATTCGTCCTCAGCCTTGGCTGCTCGGGCTGCCACCTCCGTCGAGCGTGCGCCGCGCATCTCGGCCATCTGGAAGGCCACGAGGCCCTGGCGCGGGGCCAGCACCGTGCGGTCGTCGCCGAAGCGGGCCACGTCCACCCCGAGCACCTTGGCGGCCCAATCGTAGGCCTCCTCGGGCAGGCATCGCCGCATGGCGGCGCTCACCTCATCAGGGCCCAGCAGAGCATTGAGCGACGACGGCGGGAAGCGGCCGAAGACGTTGACCAGCACCCACGGGTTGTCCTTCCCGAACTTCTCTATCTGCTCCCGCGCCCACTGGACCGAGACGCGGGGCGTGCGGTTGGGGTCGTCGGGGTCGCTGGTGATCTCGGTGACATGCCAGAGGTGGCGCTCGCTGGTGCAGGCCCGGTGCAGCGGGCCCTCCAGCATGGTCGGGTTGCCGGCGATCAGCAGGTGCGCCTCCTGCTTGGTCGGGTCGATGACGTTGGCGAGGCCAGCCTCGGCCGCAGCGGCGACGGCGTCAGGCACGCCGCCCGCCTCGTCGATGATGAATAGGACGTAGTCCGAGTGGATACCAGCGAGGGCATCAGCCTGCTGCGTCGCGTCGGCACCCTTGGCCCAGGTGCGAGCAGAGGCCCACCACGTCTCGGGGTGATCCCGCGCCACGATCCGTGTTTTACTCCACTGGAAAGCAGCCAGCAAGAATGGGCTCTTATTCTGCCACTTCGCCATCTCGGTCCACAGACCGTCGGCGAGGTTGTCGCCGGTGATCGATGTACAAACCACTTTCGGGTGCGGGCGCGTGGCGAGGTAGAGCCAGGCCAGCCAGGCGAGAACGGCAGACTTGCCCGGGCCCTTGCATGCCTTCATGGCCTGCCGTGCATTGGTGTTGAAGGCGCGTAGCACCACCGCCTGCCAGGCATCGGGCTCGACGGCGAAGGCCTCACGCACGAACAGGACGGGGTCGGCCCGCCATGCAGCGATGCGATGGCGAGCGGCGGCGATGGCGGCTGTCATCACTTCCACCATGGAACGCCATCCGGTTCCGGCCCGTTGCCCACAAAGAATGCAGCCAACTCCTGAGCAAATGGAGATCCCGCGATGATCGGCCGCCCCTTCCACCAACCCAACAATTCCCCGTCAGGGGATGGCGGCAATTTATCGACGGCGGCCTTCATCAACTCTATTAGATTGGCGGCGTCAGTCACGTCAGTCGCCTTCGTGGTCGTACTCGTAATCCCAACCAAGCGGGTCGAAGCCGCGGGTGGCGTAGCACGGAATGCCGCAGTAGAACCCCGTCGCCTTGCGCCGTATCTGTCTCACCGTCCACCAGCCTTCCGGTTCGCCTTGATCCCCGCCTTGACGGCTGCGCGGGCAGCCTTCCGCGCGAGGCCGCCAGCCGGCTTGAGGTTGTGCTTGGCCACCTGGGCGCGGGTGGCATCGGACAGGTTCTTGTACGTGGTCATGGGGTCATTCCTTGGGCGGTGGATTGGCGACCAACTGTTCGAGCGTCACCTTCCCGGTGACCTCCAGCTTGTCCTTGAGCAGGCCCAGGTGACGGGCGAGCAGTTCAAGTGAGCGGGTCTTGTCCCAGAACTTGATCTTGCGGACGGTGATGCGCTCAGCCTCGTCGTCGGAGCCCGCCACGACTTCCTGCCGGGTCTCAGTCTCGACGGACGCGATAGCACGCCGCACATCCTCGGGGATCTCTTTCAAGGGCTTGAGTTGCCCATTGTCGTCGAACGCCGCCCCCAAGTCGGAGCGGGCAATGCGCAGGAGTTCGCCCAGCACCACGTCTGCAGTGATGGCGGTTCGCTCCGACCGCTTCGCCTGCAAGGCTTGGACCGCGGCTTGGACCTCAGCCTTTCTCAGTAGTGCATAGCCAGCCTGGTCGAGACGCTTCCCCTTGAGCCCCGCCCGCCCGGCGGCGGCACTGGCATTCAGGTCGAGCAGGTACTCGTCGACAAACCGCTGTTGCAAGGGGGTGAGAGCCACGCCTCTACCATGCACACTGTTGCGCTTTCCGCAACGTGCTGTAGTAATCGCACCGTCAGGGTAGAGCAGTCGGTAGCTCGCTGGGTTCATAACCCGGAGGTCGCGGGTTCGAGTCCCGCCCCTGCTACATGGGAGGGTAGCTCAGTCGGTAGAGCAGGGCCTTTGCAAGGCTCAGGTCCGGGGTTCGAGTCCTCGCCTTTCCACCACTGGCCGACGAATAAAGACTCCCCCTACGAGGGGTACTGGAACAATAGGCCAGACGCCCAGCCCCGCCCTTGCCGGCGGGGTTTGTCGTTACTGGGCTTCGTGTGCTGGGTTGGTGGAGGCGCTGGCGGCGGTATCAACGCGACGCGACGCAATGAATGCCGCGATGTCCTCGGCCCGGTATCTCACGAGCGAGCCGATCTTATAGTACGCGGGGCCCTCGCGGCGCACGCGCCACTCGCTCAGGGTCCTGGCGTTCTTGAGCCCCAGGAACCGCGCGGCGGCGTCCTGGGTCAGAAGATGGTCGTTGGTGGAGGCGTCGGCAGGTTGCTTTGTCATAGTAACCATGGTTTACCATGCGGATATTTACCGCACCTAGCCAGCCTAATATGTCCGCGACTAGGCCTGGCGGTGCTGCAAGATTGGTCGAATCCTATTCAAATCGCATTCAGCGGTCAGTGTAAAGCCTTGGCAATACTACGGGCAGCGGGTTGGGCACACCTCGCGTGTACGGAAATCCGTACAACCGACCAGCCACTCACCTTCACAGGTCGATAGGACGTGCGACCACCACGCGGATGGTTCGTTTTCCATGTCGCCAGGATCCCCATAACTGGCTCTCAGCACGAACCGCCCCCGCCACCGGGGGCGGGCTCGTTTCTGGCTCGTAGAGATCGAGCACCGTGCCCTCCTCCTTCGGGCATACCGCATGCATAATGGTCCGCAGCGCCAGGGCCTGCTGCTCCACCGTCATGGTTGGCAGGTTGGCCGCGCCCTTCGCCAGTTCGGCCAGCACGTAGTCGAGCGATGCCGCGTCGACGTTCGCCACTGCCAGTGAGCCGGCGATGGTGGCCAGGCGCTGGTCAAGCACGTCGAGCTCGGCGCCCAGGCTGCGCATCGCGGCGGCCCAGGCGGATCCGCCGATGTCCTGGTGCTTCGTCATGGTGGCGATGCGGGCGGTGACCCCGGCCCGCTCCTGGCGCAGGGCTTCCTGCTCGGCGGTGCGCTCAAGTGCAGTGGCTCGAGCGGTGACCAGGGCCTCGCGCAAGGTGCGCTGGTACTCGCCCCCCTCCTGACAGGCGGCGGCGACGGCGGCGATCACTTCGGCTTCGATTGGCTCGGCCTTGAGGTCGCTCTGCTGGCACCGGTCCTTGTTGCGGAGCGTGCAGCGGAAGTAGCGGTAGCCCTTCGTTCGACCGTAGGCCGTAATCTGGTGCATCGGCCGCTCGCAGGTCGGGCAACGCAAGAGCCCGGCGAGCGGCGACGGCTGCTCGGACCGCTTGCCTGGCTTCACCCGTTGACCCTGACGCATCGGCCGCGCCCGCTTGGCGAGCTCGGCGCGCACCAGGGCCTGTGATGACAGGAGCAGGGCCCGCACCTTGAGCGGGGTCCAGTTCACCGCCTTCTTGCTCACCTTCCCCTTTGCCAAGCGGGCGGCGGCCGGGATGCCCTCGGCGCGCAGCCGGCGGGCCACATCGAGCAGACTGGCGCCGGTCAGCACCCAGCCCCAGGCCGGGCGGATCGCGTCGGCATGCTCGGACGGCACCAGGCGGCGGCGCTTGTCGTCGTCGACCTTCTCCACGCGGCAGCCTGCGGGGATGGTGCCGCCGGTGTAATAGCCCTTCCCCCGTAGGTACTTGATCGCGGCTTTCGTTTGCTCGCCGGTGTCCTCGGACTCCAGCTGAGCGAAGATCGAGGCCACGCCGATCATGGCCCGACCCGTCGGCGTCGTCGTGTCCCAGTGCTCGGCGGTGGCGACAAGCTCGGCGCCGGTCTTCACCACCAGATTCACGAACAGCCCCGAGTTGACGCTGTTGCGGTTGAGGCGCTTGAGCTTCCAGCAGATCACGCCGGCGATGTCGCGCGCCTCCATGAGGGCGAGCAGCTTCTGGTAGCCGGGCCGCCGGGTGTTCCGCCCGGTGTAACCGTCGTCCACCAGTTCATGGTCGACGCGCCACCCTCGCTCGGCTGCGTAGACGCGGCAGGTCGCCAACTGCGCCGGGAGGCTGACGCCTTCCTCGGCCTGCTCGTCGGACGAGACGCGGGTGTAGATCGCCCAACCGCGCGGGGTCATGGCTTGGGCATCGCGTCGATCACTCGCGCCTTGCACAGGCCGTGCAACTTGCCCCGTGTCTCCGATAAATGTTTATCCGCCGCACGAGCCGCCTTGATCTTATCGGTAACTATGGCCGAAAAATATTTTTCCACCTCTGCCCGATAGGCGGCCTCCTCTTTCCCAGCCGAAGCGAGCGCCGCGTCGGCGGCGTCAGTTGGTTGCGCCCCCTTCGTTGCAAAACGGTCCGCCGCAGAAAAAACCGCGTCTCTATAGTTGACGAAGGCAGTTTTGTATCCCTCGGTCAACTCCGGTGCTTTGCCTTTATTTCGTTCAGCGGACTCGGCCCCGCAAGCGGTCAGGAACAGGGCGAAAACTAACAGGCAAATCAAGGTAAAACGCATGGGGTTCTCCGGTTAAATGTGGAAAATATACCGATAGGTTTGCATTGACCCATACCACAGCACTGCAAAATGCAGGGCATGAAGACGCCTCGAAGGGCGCTCCGGCGGAAGAACCCCCGCCGGCCTGAACTGCTGGTCACCAGTCCCCAGACCAGACCTTGGCTACACATCACGGACTCCCTGCGGCAACTTGATGCCCAGGCGCTTCAACTCTGCGACGATCAATGCGTGCTGCGAGACGAGCAGCGCGTGCTGCTTCGCGGCCTTCGCAAGCTGCGACCGTAGACCGCTGACCAGTAGCCGCACCTCCTCGGGTGCGTGCGCGAGGTAGGCCGCCTCCATGAACTCGGCCGCCTCCTGCTCATCGAGGTGCAGCGCCGTGACCATCTTCCCGACTTTCTCCAGCGGTGGCGTCCTAATTCCCGACACGAAATGTGATGTTTTCGTCGGTGGAATCCCGGCTTTCTTTGCAAAATCACGATACGTCAGTTTTTCCCGCTTGATATACGCGGCGAGCAATTCACCAAATGTCACCACAGCAGGCATGACGTTGTTGTAATACCTGACTCCAAAAATGGAGTGATATTTTAGTTGCAGACTCCAGATATGGAGTCAGGATGCCGGGCATGAACAAACGGCAGCCCAGAATCGCGGTCGCTGTGACTCCAAAAAAGGAGTCTACCGACCTCAAGAAGGCAATGAAAGACGCGGGATTCGCCACGGTCGAGCAGTTGGCCGTCGCTGCGAACTGCTCGCCCGCCACGCTCTATGCCGCGATCCGCGAGGGCCGCATGCCCCGCAACCGCGCCATCGTGGCCGCGGTCAACGCCGCCATCGCCACCAAGGCCGAGGCGGTGAAGTGAAACCCCGGCCCCCCGTCCGCATCCGCTTCGTGCGCGGGCCAGCCCCGGCGCTGCGCCCGGTGCTCGACCTGTTCGCACGCGCCGCTGGTCACGCCGACCTTGGCGCCCTCCTGCACGCGCGCCCCGTCGCCACGAAGGCCGCACCATGAACGGCTGCCAGTGCGACGAGCAGACCCAGGTGCTCACCTGCGTCGAAGGCCGGTGGTTCCTCCGCTGCAACGCCTGCGGTGGCCTGTCCTGCGGTGTCGCGGTGCAGCGCCGCGTCGGTGCCCGCGTGGTCGACCCCGCCAAACTCGCCGCCCGCCTGCGCGACGCTGATGACGCGATCCTGGCCGAGGAGCAGCGCGGCGAGGACGTGGTGCCGGTGCTCATCATCCTGGCCATCGCGGTCATTGTCATCTGGGCCTGGGTCAACCCATGAACGCCCACGCCAACAGCATCGAAGCGTTCCACGGCTTGACCGACCTGGGCGACCGCCAGCGCGCGGTGCTCGACTGCTACACCCAGGCCATCCCACTCACCGACCGCGCCGTCGCCGAGCAGCTGGGCCGCGAGCTCTACACCATCCGTCCCCGCGTGACGGAACTGATCGACGCCGGCTTCCTCATCGAGGTCGGCAGCATGCCCGATTCCATCACCGGCCGCACCGTGCGCCTCTGCGCGCGCACCGCACTCATCCAATAAAAAGCCCCGGCGCTGCGCAAACAGCCCGAGGCACGACCAGGAAAGCGACTTCCCAATGAGCGATAGCCTACTCGAAACCGGCGGCGAATCCACCGCCCACCACGACACGGTTCAACAGGACGAGGAGCACGACCACCGCGCCACGCTCGCACGCCTGGGCGTCGATCCCGACCCGGTGCCGATGCAGAGCCACAACGGCTACACGCTCGCCAGCCTGCGCGAGGTGGCCGAACACCTGGCCTGGGATTCCTTCGGTGAGGGCGAGCTCAACCAGATCAACCGCATGGCGATGATCCTCGCCGCTCAGGTGCGCGCCCGCCATGCCGCCCGCCGCTCCGCTGCGCGGCAGGCCGCGATGGCCGCCCGCGAGCCGCAGCCCGTCGTGCTGACCCGTGACATCGTCTACCCCGAAGGTTCGCGTCATGAGTAACGCTATCGCCACCGTCTCGACCTACAGCGAGGAACAGGTCTCGCTGATCAAGCGCACCATCTGCAAGGGCGCAACCGATGACGAGCTCGCCCTGTTCCTGGGCCAGTGCAAGCGCACCGGCCTCGACCCCTTCTCGCGCCAGATCTACAGCATTGCGCGCAAGCAGAAGGACCGGGCCACCGGCCAGTGGGTGACGATCCAGACCACGCAGACCAGCATCGACGGGTTCCGCGTCATCGCCGAGCGCTCAGGGAAGTACGCCGGTCAGAAGGGCCCCTTCTGGTGCGGCGAGGATGGCCAGTGGGTCGACGTGTGGCTCGAATCCTGCCCGCCCAAGGCGTGCCGCGTCGGGGTGCTCCGCTCCGACTTCCTTGAGCCGCTGTTCGGCGTCGCGCTCCTGTCCAGCTACATGCAGACCTACGAGGGCCGGCCCATGGGGCTGTGGGAGAAGATGCCCGACGTGATGCTGGCCAAGTGCGCCGAGGCTCTGGCCCTGCGTAAGGCGTTCCCCAACGACCTGTCAGGCCTCTACACCAGCGACGAGATGGCACAGGCGAACAACGAAGCGCCCATGCGTGAGGTGCAGACTGACGAGCAGCAGGCGCCCACCGCCCTGGCAGCGACCTCGACGACCACCACCAAGGCAACCCCCGCCGCCGCAGGTGCCACAGCTGCGAAACAAGCGAGCAGCGCGCCGGGTGTAACCGGCGTTACCAGTGCGGCCCCGGTGGCGGGGGCGGCGCGGGTGGTTACCCCGGCCACCGCCGGCAAGGCCGACTGCGATGAGGTGTTCTACCAGCTGATCGGCGAGAAGGGCGCCCTTCACCAGGATTACAAACCTCTGGTGCTGGGCGTCTGGAAGGCAGCCGAATCGGTGGCCATGCGCTACGAGAACCTGAGCGCTCTCCTCGCCGCCGTGCTCAAGATCAACAAGGTGATGGGCGGCATGGCCCGCAGCACCATCTCTGACCTGACGCTCGATATGGACCTGGACCGGACCAAGCCGAGCGCCGAGGAGGCTACCGGCTGGTTCCTCGCCATCTGCCAGATGGCCAACAACGGCGAGGTTCCGCCCAAAACCGCCGCCGCGATCGACAACGGCGAGCCCTCTGTCGTCTGATTCCTAGCCGACCCAACCACTCAACCGCCAAGGATTCCCCATGTCTGCCATCATTCTCAAGTCCGGCATCCCCGACGAGTTGGTCGCTCTCTCAGCCGAGGCCATCGAGGAGCGCGACGGGCTGGTCCAGGCGGCGAACCACGTCCTCGCGCCGGTCGACGGTGCGGTGATCGCGCTCACCGACGAGACCTACCCGACCGTCGCGCAGCTGGTCAAGGATCTCGACACCTTCGCCAAGACCGTCGAGACCCAGCGCGAGACGATCAACCGGCCCATCCTGACGCTCGGCCGCGAGCTCATGGCGGCGGCAAAGGCCGCCATCGTGCCGGCCGAGGCGGCGCGGCAGAAGCTGCTGCCCCTGGTCAACACCTACGAAGCCATCCAGCGCGCCCGCGTCGAGGAGGAGAAGCGGAAGGCCCGCGAGGAAGCCGCTCGCCTGGAACAGGAGGAGCGCGACCGCCAGATCGCCGCAGCGAAGGCCAAGGCCGAACTCGAAGCCGAGCCGGGTGAGGAGCCCAAGCCCGTCGACGTGGCCGAGGTCAAGGTGCGCCCGGTGCTGCCGGCCAAGGTCGAGACGTTCAAGGGCTCGACGAAGAAGACGGTCAAGCAGAAGGCCAGCATCGTCGATGCCAGCAAGATCCCCTTCGAGGTCGTGGTCAACGGCAAGCCGATGCGCGTCTGGAAAGAGCCCGACCTCAAGGCCATCGAGACCCTGCTCAAGGCCGGCATCGACGTGCCCGGCTGCGAACTCGTATCCGAGACCTCCTACGGCGGCACCGGCCGCTGACCCCCCCGTCCACCAC